CAGAAAATATGTCGGCCGCGGGGGCCGAAGCCCCCGCAGCTGACTGCTGGGCCGTCTAGGTCCACAGGGTGGCCGCGACGACCTTGCCGGGTTCGGTCAGACCTGGCGACGCGGTCTGGCACATCAGCGCCGTGCGCCCCGGGGGGTCTTCCCGGACGTAGGTCTTGGCGAACTTCCCGATCAGCCGATCGGGGGCCTTCGAGTCGATCGCCTTCCCCTGCACGAACTGCCCCACGGGGCCGGCGGCCTTGATGATCGCCATGTTGCCGAGGGTCGGGGCGCCGCTCGTGCTGAGGTAGTAGTTGAAGGTGCCGGCGTTGTCCCATCCGTCGTCCACGAGAATGACGTTGAGATCGGCGATCTTCCCGATCTTCCCGGTCTCGAAGTACGTCTTCTTCGTGTCGTCGGAGAACAGCGCCTTGGCCTCGCTCGTGGCCATCAGCAGGCGCAGTCCGGGGCTCGTGATCAGCAGCTCGGCGGCCTTATAGCCGCTGGTCTGCTCGATCAGCACCTTCCACGCGTTGATGTTGGCGATGGGCGTGGCGGTGGCCGGGAGATCCCACTCGACGCCGGCGCTGACCGTGTTGGTCAGACCGAAGTCGTAGGTCAAGGACTCCTCGCCCAGGGCACTGTAGCCGCCGGTGGTCAGGATCTGCCAGCGGGCCCACTCCCAGGTCCGCTCGAAGATATCATCCAGCTGCCGGAGTTCCCGGGTCAGCGCCTGCTCGGCGAGCTCGGGATGGTCCTTGCCGGGGGCTTCGCACCACCGGATGGTGGTCTCCTCCAGCTGAACCTTTTCGCGCAGACACGCCAGCTGCACGCGCTTCTTGACGCGTGCGGTGCGGGCCTTCACGCCGGCGACGGAGTCCGGGTTGCGGAAGTCCGTCTTGCCCCGGTTGCTCTGCAGGATGTGGAATTCGAATTCCTTTTCATCCGTCTTGCCACCGGTGAAGTAGCGAGCGGCCGGGGTCGCGACTCCGGGCTTGAAAGCCTGGACGACGCCGGTCAGCTTCGCGTTACTCGGAAATGCGGGCATGTGTCGTCACCTCCTGCTGGGGGCATGGTCTCGTCGACCAGCGCCTAGCTCGTGTAGATCTTGCCGGCCAGGTCGACCGCGGCGGCGGCATCCCAACCGATGAGCTCGCTCGCGTCGACGTGCCCCTCGACCAGCAGGTCGCCCCAGTGATCGGTGGCATCGTCTTCGGGCTTGCCGTCCTTCAGGTCGACCTCGTGCATGAGGATGCCGACCGCGGTCTCGGTGCCATCGCTGGCGGTGTCGTCGTACTGCGCCAGCATGCTGCTGGCGGTGATCTCGCCCATCGTCAGGCCGGAGCGCAGGACGTGGGTATAGCCGGTGTGACCGGCATCGACGGCGGCGCCGGAGATCTTCTTCGGCAGACTCAGAAGACGTTCACGCAGCCATCCCTTGGGAGTGTCGCTGTACGTCTTCACGCCGGTGCGGTTCGCCATGTTCTCTCACCTCACTCGTGTGTGCCGGCGTTGCCGGCGGTTCGTGGTGATGGCCGGGCGGCCTACTTGTCGTCGCCGTCGCCCTCGACGCGCTTGACGATCTCGGCGCCCTCGGCCATCTCCTTGCTGAAGTTGGAGCGTTCGTCGTCGTCGGCATCGCCTCCGGCGTCGGGATCGTCCGCATCCGACTTCTCGGTGAACTCGACCATGCTGCCCTTGCTCAGCAGGTCCGTGAAGCCCTGCCAGGGGCTGTTGTCGCCGGAGCAGTGATCCGCGTTCTCGCGGAGGGCCGCGCCGACCGCCTTGGCCGCGCCCTCGAGCGCCGGCGTGATGTGACCGCCCTCGAGCGCCTTGGCGACGACGTCATCGACGATCGTCTCGTTCTCCTGGCGGGCGTGCTCGGCCTGCTGCTTCTGGAGCGCATCGCGCTCTTCGGCCAGGACCTTGTTCTCGGCCTGGAGCTTCGCGTTCTCGGTTGCCAGGGCATCGCCCTTCTCGCCGCTCCCGCTGGGACCTCCGTTATTCATCTCGTGATCCTCCCTGTAGAGTGTGTAGCAAGCGACCCCCTCGGGGATCTCGCCGGGCCCGTCCAACTTGCTGAAGTACTGCTCCAGGTCGGGCAGGCCCTCGACCGCCGGGAGCTCGGCTCCAAGGATGGAGACGTGGTCGAGGGCTCGGCTGAAGACCTTTCCCCCGATTTTCTGGTTGAAGCTGAAGCCCGCGCTCAGCTGATCGTACAGGTGCTTGCGGATCGCCTTCCCGACGACCGCCGGCACATCGGTGAACTTCGCCTCGAGCCACTCGCCGACCCTCCGCAGCGCCGGGACCTTCCCGACCTTGGGCTTCAGGCCACTGTGGTCTCCGAGACGTAGGCGCGGCAGCGTGTCCCCCTGCTCGATGCGGGCTGCGTGGGCGCTGACGATCGTGTCGAGGTGTTCGTCGGTCCAGTCGCGGGTGATCCCGCGGTTGCAGGTCACGCGGCCGGTCTTGAAGATCTTCACCCAGCCCCGCGACTCCTCGGTCTGCGCGTGGTCGGCGGTCTCCCCCTTGGGCGCCGTGAAGCTGACCCCGCTGAGGGCGATGATCACGTCGGCCATGACCGCGACCGCCCCGTCGCCGACGCGCATCGCCTGCAGGCGAATCCGGCGGAGGGCCTCGAGGCTGACGCGCAGCTTGCCTTCATCCCCGACCATCGCCATGAACCCGTATCCGTACCGCGGGTCCTGGCCCTCGCCGGCGTCCCCCAGAAACATCTTGGATGCGTCGGTGGTGACGGTCGACATATCCTCGAGGCTGATCGTCGAGCCCTGCTCGTGCCACTCGACGTAGGCCCCGGCCAGGACCATGTTCTGCGCGTACTGTGCGGCGATTTCGTTCAGGCTGAACATGGGGTCCTCCTCAGATCTTGAATCCGGTCATGGGCTCGGTCGCAGGGATGGCGGTCAGCAGGTACTGCTCGCCCCTGACAATCGGGATCCAGATCGATCGGCACTGGTAGTGGTTCGGGGGGTTGTTGGCCATGACTCGCGGGTCGTCGGCCCGCATGACCGTCCCGTTCCAGTCACGGCAGAACTCGGTGGTCCGGTCGTCCATGATCGACGAGTACTCGTAGGCCACGATGAAGGTCCCCACTTCGGGGTGCTGCATCATGTTCATGCGGCCGGTCGAGTAGGCTTCGGCGAGGTTCGTGCGGACGATGTTCTCGACGCGCCACGGGTTGGCCAGGGCCGGGTCCAGCGCTCCTGGGTCAGCCAGGTATGGCATGAAGATGTCGTTGACCGCCAGCTGCATCTGGGCCAGCGTGGCGCCCCTGATCATTCCCTTGCCCAGCGTCACCTGGACCCGGCCGAGAAGCTCATCGCTGAACGCGCCGGTGATGGTGAAGGACTGCCGGCTGTACTGCGCGAGCAGCTGGCGCTGGATCGGGACCTTGCCCTTCCAGTAGTCGATGATGTCGCGGCGGGTGGACGTGTAGGCGTGGTTCGCGCCGGCCGCCTCGATGACTCCGTGGTCGAAGAGCGCTCGACTGATCGGGACTGCGTAGGGATGGTCAGGCGAGGGCGGGGCGACCGTGTAGTTGGTGTTCATCGTGTCACCGAGGTTCTCGATCTCGGGCACCGGCGTCCCGACAGCCTTGATCCCACGCCGGACCTCGGAGAAGGCGTCGGCGGCCCCCCGGTGGAGGGCATGCCCTGTGAGCCGCTCCAGAGCAGCCCGGAGCTCGCCGACGCCAACCATCCGAAGTTTTCCAATCTCCGACTGGTCCCTCGTCTCTGCGAGCTTCCGCTTGCGGATCGTCTCGTTAAGCCCGCGCCGCATGCCGTCGATGATCTCGGTGATCTCCGCGATCGACTCGGCTTCCTCGCGATCGTGGGCAGCCGCGATCTCGACGTGCTTATGCTTGGCGGCGTGTTTCAGCTGCCGGGCCCCGTCCGCCCCTGCTGCATGGTCAGCCTGACGATGGTGCGTGGCGGCGACGGGATCGCCTTGCTTCCCATCTGCAGGAGGGGCTGGCGGATCCGAGTTGGGGTCCGGATCCGCGACGGGCGGGGGCGGGGCCGGCAGTCTAGTGGGCTTAGGGGGCGGCGGGAGTTGGCGCTCAGGCAGGTCGAGCCTCTGGCGGGCCACGTCGAAGTCAGACTGGTCATCCGGGTCGAGAACCCTGCAATCGACCATCTTCGCGACGGCGTCGACGCGCTCCTGCATCGTCTCTTCGGCGTACTCTCGCCACCTGAATTCAGGGTAGCGATCGGTGCGGAAGTTCAGGTCGATCAGCGGCCGGATGACCTGATCACCCATCACGTCTTCGGCCAGGCGCTCGCCGAGCGCGTCGAGGACCCATGTGAAGTTGTCGGCGTGGCGCTGGCCGAGGCTGTAGGCGCCGCGCTCGCCTTCGCTGCTGATCAGGCTGGGCAGCAGGACCGCCTTGCGGATCTGGGCGTCGCAGTACTTCAGCCCGTCCTGGTAGTCCACTCCGCGGCGGGCGCTCTCGATCAGCTCGAGCTCCCAATCCTTCGGCACGATCGCGGCGCCCTTGCCCTTGAGCCCCTCGAGGAAGCCGAGGACCTCGGCCTTGTCCGATGGATCGGTGTTCGGCTCGAACTTGCCGACCGCGCTCGGCGCGGCGTACCGCTCGAGGAACAGGAACCACAGCTGCGGCAGGATCTGCTTCGCCTTGAACCACCGGTACGCTGCGCGGAGCTCGCTGCGGCCGACGTAGCTGCCCTTCCCCCGCCAGACCCAGATCACGAAGTAGTTGTGGTCGAGGGTGGTGAAGGTATTGGTGATGCCCTGGCGCTGCTCGAGGCGCTCGAGGTTGCCGTGCTTGTCGGTGATGAATCGGAAGGTCTTAATCGGGCGGGGCTTGATTGCTTGGAGTCCGACCTTCCCGCGCCACTCGCCCTCGGTGATCGGCCGGTAGATCCGCTCGTTCACGCTGGCCCCGAAGCTGAGGGCGTCCATCGCGTTCTCGAGGAACTCGGAGACCGTCCCGCGCATCTGCTGCAGCTGGGCCCGGATGAACTCGGCGTGCTGTTGATGCTCACGCTCATCGCTGGCCGGCTCAATCTCCCAGCCTGAACTCAGGCGGGCCAGGATCTTGTACTGCATGGCGCTGAAGACTTCGGCGTCTTCATCCAGCATCTCCTGGTAGTCCTCGATCTCGAGCTCGCCTTCGGGCTTGTATTCGATCCCGTACTCGCCCATCAGGTACTCGAGCAGCCCGTGCTCCCGGACCTCGGCTTTCTCGCCCCACTTGGTCCCGCTGATCATCCCGTCTTCCGTGTCGCTGCGGCGGGCATGCTGGGCCTGCGGGCCCTCGGGTCCACGGTCGATCACGCGCAGGTCATCCGGCGCTTGGCGGCTGCCGAAGCTGACCTTGAACTGCTTGTTTGAGAAGGGGAGACTGATAATCGCCACGGCACCTCCCTGTCGCCGCGGCGAAAATAGCCCGCCGCACACACTTCCTGTCAAGTGTCCACTTTTGGGGTGTCCGCACAAAATACCTCGGAGGTCAGGCGGGGCAACGGGTTGCGGCGTTCGGGCTGGCGGGCGACTTCCTGGAGGTGGGAACCCTGCGGGAAGGTTCCAATCAGGCGGGGCGAGCGAAGTTCAGATCGTCGCTGGCCATCCCCATCTCGGTGCCGCGGCTGTAGTCGCCGTACATCGCCAGATCGAGGGCGCCGACCAGGGCGTCGACCGTGTCGCAGTACTCGCCGCGGCCCTCGGTGTTCTCGGGGAAGCGGATCATCTCGTGGAGCAGGGGCTTGGTCACTTCGCCGAGTGGGGTCTCTGGGAGCGGCATCACCAGCCCGTGGTTGGAGATAATCGGCTGGACCTTCGTGGCCCGCAGGATCTTGTCACCCTCAACCTTGATCGGCACCACCGGGAGAATCGTGCGCTCGGCGATCTCCTCTGCAAACCCCCCCTGCATCTGGACGGCCTCGACGCCGGCGACGATCGGCTTCCACTTCTTCACCTGCTGGTAGATGAGCTCGCGCTGGCGTGCCATGCCGGCCCGCTCCCGGACCAGGTCGAGGACCCACGCGAGGCGTTGGTGGCCGTGGTCGCCGACGCCGATGGTGACGCCGGCGAAGTAGGCCCCCTTGTCCGTCTTCTTCGCCGCCAGGTCGAAGAACTGATAGATCTCGAGGTTGCCTGGCGGCATGAGTTCGCCGACGCGCTGATCGGGGCGCACGCCGTACCACAGCAGGTCGGCGTAGGAGAAGAAGATGCCCGTCCCGCTGGCGGTGTCCATCTGGAACTGCGCATTGAAGTGGTAGGGCCCAGCCTTTTTCCGTATGCGCTTGCAGACGCGGAGCGGGAATCGTTCGGGGTGCGTCGGAGTCCACTCGCCATCGGCGTCGATCGTGACGAGGGGGATCGTCAGGCACCTGCCGTCGAGAGCCCCGGTCTCTTCATCCTCGCGGCCGTCGATCAGGATCTCGTACTGGTCCCCAGGGTAGTAGCGCGTCCCGAGGTAGTGATTCTTCGTGTGGGGCATCGTGGCGCCGACCGCCGTGCTCCCATGGAAGTCATCGATGTTCTGGCGCTGCGTGGCGGTCCGGCTCTCGCGGAGCGTCACCAGGTCGTCGTAGATGATGACGTCGAAGTGCCGGGACGCGATCTGACTGCCGACGCCGAGTGCCATGGCGGTGGGCTCCCGCAGCGCCCGGCGCTTCCGCTGCAGAACCGTGAACTGCTGCTCATTGTAGCGGCCGCTCTTGGTCGGCGCGTTCTCGACGAGGAACTTCCCGAAGAGGCGATGGAGCATCTTGTTGTCGAGGAGGTGCGACTCGATCTCATCGATGAACTGCTTGGCGCCGTCCTTCGTGGCGCTGATGATGGCGATCCGGACGTCCGGGTTCTCGAGGATGTACTTGATCGCACGCACCACGGTGCCGACCGTCGACTTGCCCAGCCCACGGAAGGCCAGGACGATGTCGCTGTCATCTTCGGGATCATCGCTGCAGGCGGTCCGGCTCTGATGCCGGATGATCTCCTTGTGCGGCTCGTACAGCTGGTAGCCGAGGATCCTGGCCAGGGCCATCGTCGCCCTGGCGTGGCGCTCGTGGTCCGGGCCCGCGTACTGGAGCTCCTTGCGGATCGAGATCAGAGCGTGTCGGCGGGTGAGTTTCTTGCGGGTCTTGTCGGCGAGGCGCTTCCGGCGCCGGCGGGCGGGGCGCGGGACGTCGGCTGTGGCCGGCGCGGTGCTCACTCGGCGCCGGCGGCCGCGGCGTCCGGCTTATCCTCGGCGGAGTCCTCGCCAGCGACCATCGTCTCGACGGGGAACTGCAGGATCTCCGCGAGCTCCTTGATCTCGGCGTCGACCTCGTGGTTCTCGAGCTCGTTGACGTCCTTGGTCGCGACCTCGAACTTGCGGGCCTGGAGGGTGAAGTAGCCGATGTCCTTCAAGAAGTCCAGCTTGTCCTTGAGCAGCCCGCGGGCCTGCGCGATCAGCTGCACGCGAACCGTCCGGAATGACTCGGCGCCGCGGCGGTTCTCGGCGGTGAAGGTGTTCAGGGCCTCCTCAGCGAACCTGAGCTCCTCGTAGATCTCCCGCCGGAGCTCCTCGAACTCCGCGAGGGCCCGGTCGATCTCCTTCGCCTCATCCCAGCTGCCGGACGTACCGGAGCGCCTGCCGCGGACCGGCGCATGCTTCGCGATCGCTTGGCGGTCTGTCCAGATGGTGGTGCGGGAGACGTGGAATCGGTCGGCGAGCTTCTGGCCGCTGATCCGGCCGCGGGTCCGGATGATCTCCTTCCGGACTTCCTGCTGGCGGTAGTTGAGGTCCTTGATCGCCATGGCTCTGCCTCGTGGTCGCACCGGGAGCGGGGTCGCGACGGAGTTTACTCCTCCCGCCCCCGGCGGTTGTCGCCAACCGGCCCGCTGAAGTCCTGCCCGTTGGTGGCCTTATTGCCGCAAGGACAACGGCGCCGGTCGGCGATCTGGAGGAGGGTAGAGGAATCGAACCCCAGCGTGTGACCGCTCCCCGGGGTTCGGGCCCGGTTTGCTCCCATGAGCGGTACCCTCCGTGTTGTTCAGCCCAGCCGGCCCCGGCAGCCTGTGTCTATCACTCAGCGTACCGGCTGCCGGCTGGGACCTGCTCGAGTTGGCCGGCTCGAGCATCTTGGTTGAGGGGTCCGGAATCGAACCGGAGTAGGCCGGGTTATGGGCCCGGCTGGGCAGCCAGCAGCCTCCCCTCATCGGTTGTCGAGTATCCTCCCCATGCGCCTGGTCTGCAGTGGTGTCATCGTGCTCGAGCGCAGCAATGGCCGGAAGCCCTCGAGCATGCTGGCGGCGTGGCGCTGCATACTGGCGGCCTCGGTTCCCTCCCCCATGTCCTCATCGATCTCGTCCGCTTCCTTGCGGAGCCAAGCGATCACTTCGTCGATGGTCGGATCCACGTTGCGCCTCCGTGCTGTGCCCCGCGGCCCCCGGGGATCGGAGGGATATCCAGGGGGTCTCCCCGGGGGCCTGGTCGCCGGCTCTCTCCTGACCGGCGTTGCGGGGGCCAATCTCGCACAGGTGCACAGCGCCTGTCAAGAGGCGGGCGTGTCTGGCCGGCGATCAGGCTCCCAGAAGATCATGGCCGGTCCCTCGCCGGCCAGCTGGAGCACGGCATCGGTGAGCGCAGTGATCATGCTGTTCATGTTGGTTCTGGCTATCCCTGTATCGACCGTCTCCCACTCGCAGTTGTCCCGCAGGACCGTAGAGACTGCATCCTTGAGGTGGGAGATCGTCGACGGGCTGACCGGCGCCTTGGCGGCGTCCTTGGCCGTGGTGAAGCCGAAGACGACGACGTCCTCCATCTGCATGAAGTCGGTCACGAAGGTGATGCGCCCGTGAATCTCCCGGCCGGTCAGCCCGCCTGGCTCCATCCACTCCTGCAAGACGATGTTGTCCCCGGCCTGGAAGATCCGGTCATCGACCTTGCGGATCTCGAACCTCTTGGATCCGTCGTGGATCCTGGCGAAGTACTCGGGCCACGTCTTGAGGTAGTGCTTCATGTCGTGGCCTCCCTGTCGTCCGGGCTGGCCGGCAGGTGAGTGCTGGATTGCTTGTCGACTGCTTGGTTGAATGTCTCCCTTGTGAGCGGCGGACCCTCCGGCCCCCGGGGCTGAAGCTGCACTTCGAAGTGGTAGCCGGCGCCGGCGAGCTCCTCGATCGCCCGGACGATCGCGCTGATCAGGGCGTTCATGTTGTAGACTCGCCCGCCAGTGATGCCTGGCTGCAGATCCTCGCAGTTGTCTCCGATCACCACGCCGGCCGCGTCCCGGAGCTCCTCGAGGGCCTCCGGGCTGAGGGCTGGCCGAGACTCCCGCGTAGCGATGGAGGGATCGCACTCCGGCTCAGGCTCCTCGTAGTGGGGGATCTCGAACCTGTCTTCACTGAAGTCTTTCCCTGCCAGCTTCCAGATCGCGTCCCGAACGAGGACCGCGAATACCTTTAGGGGCGGGTGCTCATCCTCTGCGGTCGGCGCTTCGAAGACGTGCCGGACCACCAGCTGCAGCTCCATGAGGGTGTCGTGGTCGAGGGCCGGGCGCTCCTCGAGCTCAGACACCACCGGCGAGGGCTGACGCTCAGACAGTTGCTTGATGGCGTCGAGGGTGCGGGCAGCGAAGGCCGCCTCCGGCTCGCCTTTGTTCCTCTCGAGGACGAGCCGGGTCGCCGCCTCGCCGAGCTCTTTCATCAACTCCGGGTCGACGCTGGGCTTGACCTCGCGATCGGTCCCGACCGGCACGGCCGGCATCTCTATCAGCTGCTCGAGCGCCTTGATCGTGGCCCGGGCGAAACTGACCGGCGGCGCGGTCTTCGTGGTGGACCGCGCCATGTGGTCCATGGCGTCTCGCATCGACTGCAGCAGGCCCTCCGGTATCGCCCGGCGCTGGTAGGCGGGCTGCATCTGGGGTGCGTCCGGCATCTGCTTGGCCCGCCGGTCGACCTCATCGTTCCGGATCATGTGGGCGACCAGCTGCTCGGCGACCGACTCCGGCAGGTAGAGCCGGGCCGGGCCGTCCGGGTCGGTCTCGATGCCGTGCGCCTCGCCGATGCAGAGGCCCTCCGGTGACTCCGCGATCTCCTGGAGGCGCTCGAGCATCATCATCGTCGCATTGATCGTGGCGCCCGTTATCTCGCGGGTCCAGCGGATGTGCTCCTCAAAGGCCGGCCCCATCCGGGAGCCCTCTGGATCCATGATCTTCAGCATGTCGGCTTGGTGGACGAGCTCCCGGTAGTGGCGCATGGCAACTTCGAGGGGGTCTGGTCCTTCGGCTGCAGCGTCGGCGGCGGGCGGTTCGTCGCTGGGCATGGTGATGCGCGGGTGTCCTGGCTTCGGTTTCTGATCCATATCGTGCCTCCGTGTTGGGGTGGTCTCCTACCTTGGCCGCGGTCGGGCGGCCTGTCAAGCGTACTCGTTGAGGATCTCCTGCCGGTCGGCCGCGTGGCGCTCCTGCAGGATCCGGTCGGCCTCGATCAGGGCTGCGCTGGCCTCGAGGCGGCTGTTGAAGCCCCGGAAGTGGGCCTCGAAGATCGGCGCGGTGCGCACGGGGTTGAGGCCGGCGACGGCGCCCCACCGGCTGACCCACGCACCTGCCGGAACTTGGCTTCGATCGTTGTAGATCTCGTGGACCGTCGACCACTTCCCGCTGGCGATGCTGCTCTGCTCAATGCGGAAGGTGCCGTCCTTGTCCTGCCGGATCCGGACGATCGGCCGGCGGAGGCTGTGGGTGGCCAGGGCCCAGGCTAGTGCGCAATCCTGCATAGTGCCCTGGACGGCTCTGCCGATCGTGCGTCCTGCCTTGGCGATCCTGGCGTTTAGCATGATCGTCGCTTCGATCAGTCGATCCGAGGTTCTCATCGTCATCTCCTTTTCGGTTTGTCCACTATAGTG